GGCTGGTTCCTCCTGACACTCAAATCCAGAGGGTAGCGCATTTCGGTCGGATGCCGAGGTTTATCCTAAGGGCACACTTTCCAAAGCCGTTGCGCAACCGCCGTACGCCCCATTCCGGGGGCTTAAAGACCTTTCCGTCATAACTCCTTTCAACAAGCCGGGCAGAGCGGCGGCAGAAAGGAGCATCTGGACATGGTATTCGATTTCTTGCGTCGTGGAGCGGCTGAGAAAGCCCCCGAGGCCAAGGCGAGCGCCGCCGGGAAGGTGGTCGCCTGGCAGACTGGCGGGCGCGTGGCCTGGAGCCCGCGGGACACCGCCTCGCTGACACGCACGGGGTTTTCGGGCAACCCGGTGGGGTTCCGGTCGGTCAAGCTGATTGCCGAGGCGGCGGCGGCGCTGCCCCTGGTTCTGCAGGACGACGCGCAGCGGTACGAGACGCACCCGGTTCTGCGCCTGATGCGCCGCCCGAACGCGGCGCAGGGCAAGGCCGAGCTGCTGGAGGCTTTGTTCGGGCAGCTGCTGCTTTCAGGCAACGCCTATGTCGAGGCGGTGCAGGCCGAGGGCGGGCTGCCGGTGGAGCTGCATGTGCTGCGCTCGGACCGGATGAGCGTGGTGCCGGGGGCGGATGGCTGGCCCAGGGCCTATGACTATACCGCCGGGGGCAAGACGCACCGATTCCCGGCCGAAGCCATCTGCCACATCAAGTCGTTCCACCCGCAGGATGACCATTACGGGTTCTCGCCCCTGCAGGCGGCGGCCATGGCGATCGACGTGCACAACAGCGCCTCGCGCTGGTCGAAATCGCTGTTGGACAATGCCGCGCGGCCCTCGGGCGCGCTGGTGTGGAAGGGCGGCGACGGGCAGGGTGTGATGGCCGAGGAGCAGTTCCGCCGCCTGAGCGACGAGATCGAGGCGAACTATCGCGGGGCGCGCAATGCCGGGCGTCCGATGGTTCTGGAAGGGGGGCTGGATTGGAAGCCGATGGGCTTTTCCCCCTCGGACATGGAGTTTCAGAAGACCAAGGAAGCCGCCGCCCGCGAGATCGCGCTGGCCTTCGGTGTCCCGCCGATGCTGCTGGGGATCCAGGGTGACGCGACCTATTCGAACTACCAGGAGGCCAACCGGGCGTTCTATCGCCTGACCGTTCTGCCCCTGGTGACGCGGGTGGCGGCGGCGTTGTCGGACTGGCTGTCGGGCTTTATCGGCGAGAACCTGGTGCTGAAGCCCGATCTGGACCAGGTGCCGGCGCTGGCGGCAGAGCGTGACGCGCAATGGGCGCGGGTGGCCAATGCCGATTTCCTGACCGATGCCGAGAAGCGTGCTCTGCTGGGCCTGCCGGCGCTGGCGGAGACGGCGGATGGCTGACACGCCGGGATATCCGCCCTTTGACTGCGCGCCGGGCCTGCGTCTGGCCGCGCATGAGAGGGTGGCCGAGATCCAGCACGCGCATCTGTGCCGACGGCTGGATCAGATCGAAGAGATGATGGAACGGCTGGAGCGCCGGTTGTGGCTGACGGTCTATGGCGTGGCGGCGGTGATCCTGGCGCAGGCGTTCCAGTCTTTTCTGACGGTGACGCCATGAATTCAGTGGCTTACGAGGAGTTGTTCATGGATTTGGAACGCAAGTTCGCGCGGTTCGGCGATGGGCTGTCGGTGACCGAGGACGCGGTGATCGAGGGCTATGCCAGCCTGTTCGGCCAGGTCGATCAGGGCCGCGACGTGGTGCAGAAAGGCGCCTATGCCGCCTCGCTGGCCGGGCTGAAGGCGGCCGGACAGCGGGTCAAGATGCTGTGGCAGCACGACCCGGCCCAGCCCATCGGCGTGTGGGACGAGGTGCGCGAGGACGAGCGCGGGCTGTGGGTCAAGGGGCGGTTGCTGGAAAGCACCCAGAAGGGCCGCGAGGCGGCCGAGTTGATCCGCGCGGGTGCTCTCGACGGGCTGTCGATCGGCTATCGCACCAGGCGGGCCGTTAAGGATGACAAGGGCCGGCGGCTCTTGACGGAACTGGAGCTGTGGGAGGTGTCGCTGGTGACCTTCCCGATGCTGCCCAGTGCGCGGGTGGCGGCAAAGGGGACGGACCCTGATGCCGAGAATACCTGGCGCAGTATCGCCGAGGTGTTCCAGAGCGCCCGGCTGGAGCTGGCGCGAAGGTAGCGCGCCGAAATCTCACCCCAAGAAGGATGTGCTGATGAGCAAGACCGAGACCGCGGCCTTGACCGGAGAAGGTGTGCCCCTGGTTCAGGAGGTGAAGCGGGCGATGACTGACTTCGTGAATGAATACAAGGGCCTGAAGGCTGAAGTTCAACAGAAACTGCAACAGACAGAAGAGCGACTGACCATGCTGGATCGTAAATCAACCATCGCGGCGCGCCCGCATCTTGCGGCCTCGACCCTAGAGGAGGCGCCGCACCAGAAGGCCTTTGACGCCTATGTACGCTCGGGCGACGACGATGCCCTGCGCGGGCTGGAGATGGAGGCCAAGTCGCTGTCGACCGCCGTCAACAGCGATGGCGGCTACCTGGTCGATCCGCAGACCGCCGAGATGATCAAGTCGGTGCTGAAATCCACCGCCTCGATCCGCTCGATCGCGTCGGTCGTGAATGTCGAGGCGAACTCGTTCGACGTGCTGATCGACCATACCGACGTGGGCGCGGGCTGGGCCGACGAAAACGCGGCCGCCACCGAGACGGGCACCCCGTCGATCGACCGCATCTCGATCCCGCTGCACGAGCTGAGCGCCCTGCCCAAGGCCTCGCAGCGGCTGCTGGATGACAGTGCCTTCGACGTCGAGGGCTGGCTTGCCGGCCGTATCGCAGACAAGTTCGCCCGCGCCGAGGCTGCGGCCTTCATCAACGGCGACGGAATCGACAAGCCGAAGGGCATTCTGAACCATGCCAAGGTGGACAACGACGTCTGGACCTGGGGCAATCTGGGCTATGTGCCCACCGGTGTCGCGGGCGGCGTCGATGCCGATGCGATCGTGGACGTGGTCTATGCGCTGGGCGCGCAGTACCGCGTGAACGGCACCTTCGTGATGAATTCGAAAACCGCGGGCGTGATCCGCAAGCTCAAGGACAGCGACGGCCGCTTCCTGTGGTCGGACGGCCTGGCCGCAGGCGAGCCCGCGCGCCTGATGGGCTATCCGGTGCTGATCGCCGAGGACATGCCCGACCCGGGCACCGACAGCTACTCGATCGCCTTCGGTGACTTCTCGGCCGGCTACACCATTGCCGAGCGCCCCGACCTGCGCGTGCTGCGCGATCCGTTCAGCGCCAAGCCGCATGTGCTGTTCTACGCCACCAAACGCGTGGGGGGCGATGTCAGCGACTTTGCCGCCATCAAGCTGGTGAAATTCGGCACCGCCTAATCGGTGCCGGATCCGGGGCGGGCAGACCGCCTCGGGTCGCGGGCGCGGGCCGGGCTGAGATCCCCCGCGTTGTCTAGCTGCTCCCCTCCGTCCGAGCAACGTGGGGCGGCGCGCGCCCGCATTTTCTGAAGAAACGGCTCTGACGGGGCCGAGCTTGCGGAGTGAGTTGATGATGCTGATGGAAGAAACCTCGGTTCCGGACGCCGCGCTGCCGGTGGAGCAGTTCAAGGCGCATTTGCGATTGGGCTCCGGGTTTGCCGAGGACAATGTTCAGGACGAGGTGTTGAAGGGGTTTCTGCGGGCCGCCATCGCGGCGATCGAAGCGCGGACCGGCAAAGTCCTGATCGAGCGGATGTTCTCCTGGAGCCTGAACGGGTGGCGGAACCGGAGCGGCGAGGTGCTGCCCGTCGCGCCGGTGCAGAGCGTGGCTTCGGTGACGCTGACGGACGCGGCCGGCCAGGAGGTCGTCGTGGATGCGGCCGCCTACCGGCTGGAGCGCGACGGGCAGCGCCCGCGATTGCGCCCGACGGCGACGTGCCTGCCGGCGGTGACGACCGGAGGGTCGGTCAAGATCACCTTTTTCGCCGGGATGGCCGCCGACTGGGGCGGGCTGCCGGCGGATCTGGGGCAAGCGGTGCTGCTGCTGGCGGCGCATTACTACGAATACCGCGACGAGACGGCGCTTGGGGATGGCTGCATGCCCTTCGGCGTGACCAGCCTGATCCAGCGGTATCGCATGGTGCGCTTTGGCGCGGGGGTGGTGCAATGAAGGCCCCGCGACTGAGCCGCAGGCTGGTTCTGGAGGCGCCGGTACGGATTGCCGACGGTGGAGGGGGCTTTGCCGAAGACTGGCAGGCCGTCGGCACGCTCTGGGCCGAGGTGACCGCCCGCAGCGGGTCCGAGCGGCAGGTGGCCGGCGTGCCGGTTTCGCGCGTCAGTCACCGCATCGTGGTGCGGGGCGCGCCCGAGGGGTCGCCGATGCGCCCGACGCCAAACCAGAGGTTTCGGGACGGATCCCGGATCTTTGCGGTTCGCGCGGTGAGCGAGCGCGACCCGGCTGGGCGTTACTTGGTCTGTTTCGCCGACGAGGAGGTGGCGGCATGAGTTACGCGGTTTCGGCGGCGCTTCAGGAAGCGGTGTTCCAGTGTTTGTCGGCAAATGCCGAAGTCCAGGCCCTGTCGGGCGGCGCGATACATGATGCCGTGCCCTCGGGGGCGGTGCCCCGGACCTATGTGGCGCTGGGGCCGGAAGAGGCGCGCGAGGCGTCCGACGGGACCGGCACCGGTGCGCTGCACCGGTTCACGATTTCCGTGGTCACGGATGCGGCGGGCTTTTCGACGGCCAAGACGCTGGCCGGGGCGGTATGCGACGCGCTGCTGGCGGCGCCGCTGATCCTGTCGCGGGGCCGGCTGGTGGGGCTGTGGTTCGAGCGGGCCTCGGCCCGGCGCACCGGAACGGGCGGCGCGATCCGCCAGATCGACCTGAGATTCCGCGCCCGCGTGGAAGACGACTGAGCAATCAATATTCGGAGAAAAGACATGGGTGCCCAGAACGGTAAGGACCTGCTGGTCAAAGTGGACATGAATGGCAGCGGTCTGTTCGAGACCATCGCGGGGCTGCGCGCCACGCGGATCAGCTTCAACGCGGAAAGCGTGGACGTGACCAGCCTGGAAAGCCAGGGCGGCTGGCGCGAGCTGCTGTCGGGGGCGGGGGTCAAGTCGGCCTCGATTTCCGGATCGGGCGTGTTCAAGGACGCCGGCACGGATGAACGCGCGCGGCAGCTGTTCTTTGACGGCGAAACGCCCGCCTTCCAGGTGATCATCCCCGATTTCGGCATCGTCGAGGGCCCGTTCCAGGTCACGGGGATCGAGTATGCCGGCTCGCACAACGGCGAGGCGACCTATGAGATGAGCCTGGCCAGCGCCGGCGCCCTGACCTTCGTGGCGTTGTGATGGCCAATCCGTGGGCGGGTGAGGTGGCGCTGACCATCGACGGTCAGCGCCGGGTGCTCAAGCTGACGCTGGGGGCGTTGGCCGAGTTGGAGCAGGACCTGGGTGCGGGGTCGCTGGTGGAACTGGTGCAGCGGTTCGAGGGCGGTGCCTATTCCAGCGGCGACGTGCTGGCGCTGATCGTGGCGGGCCTGCGGGGCGGCGGAGCGGATGTGACCCGCGCCGAGATGCTGCGGGCCGAGATCGAGGGCGGGCCGATGGCCGCGGCACGGGCGGCGGCGGAATTGCTGGCGCGGGCCTTCATGGTGCCGGGCGAGCCATGAGCGGGTTCGACTGGCCCGCGCTGATGCGGGCGGGGCTGTCGGGGCTGCGGCTGACGCCGGATCAGTTCTGGAACCTGACCCCGGCGGAGTTCCGACTAATGCTGGGGCAGGGGGCGGGTTCCGTGCCGATGGACCGGGCGGGGCTGGATGCGCTTCTGGCCGCGTATCCCGACAGGACGAAAGGAGAGAGCGATGGCGGAGCATGACGGGTTCGATGACCTGCAATACAGGGGAGAGGCGCTTGGAGATGCCCTGGGGGACGCGGCGGCCATGGCAGCGGGGTTCGACGCCGAATTGCGGCGCGTCCGGGCGGCCTTCGCCGAAACCGGCAAGGATGTCGCGACGTTGGAGCGGGGGTTGTCCAAGGGGCTGCGGCGGGCCTTTGACGGTGTGGTCTTTGACGGGATGAAACTGTCGGACGCGCTGGAAACCGTTGCGCGCTCGATGATCCAGACCACCTATTCGGCTGCGATCAAGCCCGTGACGGATCATTTCGGCGGGGTGCTGGCCAAGGGTGTGGGCTCTCTTGTCCAGGGCATTTTGCCCTTTGCCGACGGCGGCAGCTTTTCCCAGGGGCGGGTGATGCCCTTTGCCAATGGCGGTGTCATCAGCGGGCCCACGACCTTTCCCATGCGGGGCGGGATCGGGTTGATGGGCGAGGCGGGCCCCGAGGCGATCATGCCGCTGGCGCGCGGGCCGGACGGCAAGCTGGGGGTGCGCAACTCGGGCGGGGGGCGCGCGGTCAACGTGGTGATGAACATCACGACGCCGGACGTGCAGGGCTTCCGCCGCAGCCAGGGGCAGATCGCCGCCCAGATGAGCCGTGCCCTGGGGCGCGGCAGCCGCAACCGATAAATCAGAGAGAAAGCCATGAATTTTCACGAGGTGAGGTTTCCCGCCAATCTGAGCTTTGGGTCGGTGGGTGGGCCCGAGAGGCATACCGACATCGTCACGCTGGCCAATGGCTATGAAGAGCGCAACACGCCCTGGGCCCATTCGCGCCGGCGCTATGACGCGGGGCTGGGGATGCGGTCTCTGGACGATGTGGAGACCCTGATTTCGTTCTTCGAGGCGCGGCGCGGGCAGATGTTCGGGTTCCGCTGGAAGGACTGGTCGGATTTCAAATCGGGCGCGGCTTCGGCCGAGATACGCTTTGACGATCAGGTAATCGCGCGGGGCGACGGGGCCACGACGGTGTTCCAGCTGATCAAGACCTATGCCTCGGGCGGGTTCAGCTATGAGCGGCCCATCGTGAAGCCGGTCTTGGGCACGGTCCGCGTGGGCGTCGAGCAGGACGAGATGAAGGAGGGCGTGGATTACGAGGTGGACCTGACCAAGGGGTTGATCACCTTTGCCAATCCGCCCGTCGAAGACGCTCAGATCACCGCCGGGTTCGAGTTCGACGTGCCGGTGCGCTTTGACACCGACCGGATCCAGGTCAGCGTGGCCAGTTTCCAGGCCGGCGACGTGCCCAATGTTCCGGTCGTGGAGGTGCGGGTCTGATGGCGGGGATGAGCGAGGCGTTTCGCGCCCATGTGGAAACCGGGCTGACCACGATCTGCCGCTGCTGGGCGATCACGCGGGCCGATGGCGTGACCTATGGTTTCACGGATCATGATCTGGACATGGCCTTCGAGGGGGTGACCTTCAGGGCGAATACGGGGCTGACGGCCATGGCGCTGGAACAATCGACGGGTCTGTCGATCGACAACAGCGAGGCCATGGGCGTGCTGTCGGACGCGGCCGTGACCGAGGAAGACATCGAGGCCGGCCGTTTCGACGGCGCCGAGGTGCGCGCCTGGCTGGTCAACTGGGCCAAGCCGGATGAGCGGTGGTTGCAGTTCCGGGGCTCGATCGGGGAATTGCGCAGGTCCGGTGGAGCGTTTCACGCCGAGATCCGCGGGTTGACGGATGCCCTGAACCAGCCGCAGGGGCGGATCTATCAGAAGCCCTGCACGGCGGTTCTGGGGGATGGGAACTGCCGGTTCGACCTGTCTCGGCCGGGATACTCGGCCGAGATCGATCTGCTTTGGTCCGAGGATGGTCGTGCGTTCTATTTCGAAGGGCTCCAGGGGTTTGAGCCGGGGTGGTTCCAGCGCGGGCGCCTGACGGTCGAGGGCGGCAAGGCCCAGGGGCTGTGGGGTGTCATCAAGGACGATTTTTTCGAAGGCGATTACAGGGTCGTCGAGCTGTGGCAAGCCATTCCCGGCGGGATCGCCGGAGGCGACCGGATCAAGCTGGAAGCCGGTTGCGACAAGCGGACGGAAACCTGTCGGCTGAAGTTCAACAACTTCCTCAACTTCCAGGGCTTTCCCGATCTGCCCAGCGAAGACTGGGCAATGGCCGTGCCGAAGAAGAGCGGCGCGAACAAGGGGGGCAGTCGGAGATGACGATAGCCCGTGAGCAAATCGTGGAGGCGGCCCGGGCATGGCTGGGAACGCCCTATAGGCATCAGGCGTCGGTGCGTGGCGCGGGGGCTGATTGCCTGGGCCTGTTGCGGGGCGTGTGGCGCGAGCTGGTCGGCGATGAGCCCGAGGCAGTACCGGCCTACAGCATGGACTGGTCCGAGCCTCAGGGTGAGGAACGGATGTGGGCGGCGGCGCGGCGGCATCTGGTCGAGAAGGACCTGACCGGCCTCGCACCGGGCGACGTGCTGCTGTTCAGGATGCGGGCACACGCGGTGGCCAAGCATGTGGGGATCGTCTCGGCGGTCGGAGAGGCCCCGCGCTTCATCCATGCCTATTCCGGGCGCGGCGTGGTCGAGAACTCGCTGAGCGAGCCCTGGAGACAGCGCATCGTCGCGCGGTTCGAATTTCCCTTGGAGGTGATCTGATGGCAACCATACTCTTGTCGGCGGCGGGCGCGGCAATCGGAGGCTCGATCGGCGGAACGGTGGCCGGGCTGTCCACCGCCGTCATCGGACGGGCGGTCGGCGCGACGCTGGGCAGTGTCATCGACCGGAAACTGCTGGACCAGCGGGTGATGGGCGGCGGCAGTGAGGTCGTCGAAACCGGCAAGATGGACCGGTTCCGCCTGACAGAAACGGGTGAGGGCGCGCCGGTCGCGACGGTCTATGGGCGGATGCGCGTGGGCGGGCAGGTCATCTGGGCCTCGGATTTTCTGGAAACCACGACGACCACGGTCAGCGAAACCGGCGGTGGCGGCGGTGGCGGAAAGGGCGCGCCGCGTCAGCCGACGGTCACGACGACCACCACGAGCCACAGCTACTCGATTTCGCTGGCCATCGCGGTCGGCGCGGGTGAGATCGCGGGGGTCACCCGCGTCTGGGCGGATGGCGAGGAAATCCCCTATGCCGATCTGAACATGCGCGTCTATCGCGGCACCGCGACCCAGCTGCCCGATCCTCTGATCGAGGCGATCGAGGGGGCGGGGACCGTTCCGGCCTATCGCGGGACGGCCTATGTGGTGATCGAGGATCTGCAGTTGGAGCGGTTCGGCAACCGGGTGCCGCAGTTTTCCTTCGAGGTCGTCCGGCCGGAGCAGAAGGGCCTGCCGGATTATTCCGAGCGTCTGCCGAAGATCGTCAAGGGCGTCGCCCTGATGCCGGGAACGGGGGAGTATTCGCTGGCGACGACGCAGGTGAACTATTCCAACGGCCCCGGCAGCCATTGGGCGGCGAACTCGAACGCGCCGTCGGGCAAGACGGATTTCCTGACCTCGATGGATCAGCTGGAGACCGAGCTGCCCGGTGTCGGCGCGGCCTCGTTGATCGTGTCGTGGTTCGGCAGCGATCTGCGCTGCAACACGTGCCAGATCCGGCCCAAGGTCGAGCGGGCCAATGTCGATGGCGCGAACATGCCTTGGCGCGTAGCGGGGCAGACGCGGGCCACCGCGCCTGAAATCGCCCGGGTCGATGGCCGCCCGATCTACGGGGGCACCCCGGCAGACGCGGCGGTGGTCGAGGCGATCCGGCATCTGAAGACATCGGGCAAGCGGGTGATGTTCTATCCGTTCATCCTGATGGAGCAGCTGGAGGGCAACGGGCTGCCCGACCCCTGGTCGGACGCGGACAGCCAGCCGCATCTGCCGTGGCGGGGCCGGATCACCCTGAGCGTCGCGCCGGGGCGCAGCGGCTCTCCGGACGGGACGGCAACGGCCGATGCGCAGGTGGCGAGTTTCTTTGGCACGGCCTCGGCCTCGGATTTCCAGGTGGGTGATGGGGTCGTCACCTACAACGGCCCCGATGAGTGGGGTCTGCGAAGGTTCATCCTGCACTATGCCGCGCTGTGCGCTGCGGCGGGCGGGGTCTCGGCCTTTTGCATCAGTTCCGAGATGCGCTCGCTGACGCAGATCCGGGGCGCCTCGGGCTTTCCGGCTGTGGCGCAGCTGCGGGCGTTGGCGGCCGAGGTGCGGGCGCTGCTGGGGCCGCAGACCAGGATCGGCTATGCGGCCGACTGGTCGGAATATTTCGGCTATCAGCCGCAGGACGGCAGCAACGACCGGTATTTCCACCTCGACCCGCTTTGGGCCGACGACAATATCGACTTCGTGGGCATCGACAACTACATGCCTCTGTCCGACTGGCGCGATGGGGACGAACATCTGGACGCCAAGTCCGGGGCCGAGTCGATCTATGACCTGTCCTATCTGCGTGGAAACATCGAAGGCGGCGAGGGGTATGACTGGTACTACCATTCGCAGGAGGCGGCGGATGCGCAGATCCGCACGCCGATCGAGGATCGCGAGCACGGCGAACACTGGATCTGGCGCTACAAGGACCTGCGCAACTGGTGGTCAAAGACCCATCACGAGAGGATCGGTGGGATCCGTCAGCCCGACCCCACCGCGTGGGTGCCCAGGTCAAAGCCGATCTGGTTCACCGAACTGGGATGCGCGGCGATCGACAAGGGCACCAACCAGCCGAACAAGTTTCTCGATCCGAAATCCTCGGAATCGACCCTGCCGAAATACTCGGACGGATCGCGCGACGACCTGATCCAGGCGCAGTATCTCAAGGCGGTGCTGGGGTATTGGGACGACCCTGAAAACAACCCGGTCTCGCCGCTTTACGGCGGGCGGATGATCGATATGTCCAACGCCTATGTCTGGGCGTGGGACGCGCGCCCGTTCCCGGACTTTCCGAACCGCCGTGGATTGTGGAGCGACGGTGTGAACCAGGCGCGTGGTCACTGGCTGAACGGGCGCTCGGGCAGCCGTTCGCTGGCCTCGGTCGTCACCGAGATCTGCCATCGGTCCGGGGTGACGGCGCTGGACGTGTCGCAGCTGTGGGGCACGGTGCGGGGCTATGCGGTCGAGGACGTCTCGGACGCCCGGTCGCAGCTGCAACCGCTGATGCTGCGCTATGGGTTCGACGCTATCGAGCGGGACGGGGTGCTGCAGTTCCGGATGAGGGACGGACGCCGCGAGACTGTTCTGGAACCTGACCAGTTCGCCAGAAGCACCGAGATGGAGGGCACGGTCGAATACCGCCGCGAGGCCGAAGCGGAAATGACCGGGCGGGTTCGGCTACGCTTCGTGCAGTCGGATGCCGACCACGACATCGTGGCCGAAGAGGCGGTTCTGGGCGACACCGAGACACATGCGGTCGCCGGAAACGAGATGCCGCTGTCGATGACGCGGGCCGAAGGCCGACAGACGGTGGAACGCTGGCTGAGCGAGGCGCGCGTTTCGCGCGAGACGGCCCGCTTTGCCCTGCCGCCCTCGTTGATGGCGCTGGGCGCGGGGGATGTGGTGCGCCTGCCGGGGGCCGATGGCGCTGCCGGTCAGCTCTACCGCATCGACAGGATCGAGCAGGCCGAGATGCAGATCGCCGAGGCGGTGCGGATCGAGCCGAATGTCTACCAGCCGGTGGATATTCCTCTGGATCAGGTCAGCGTGAAGCCATTCGTCGCGCCGACGCCCGTCTTGCCGGTGTTTCTGGACCTGCCGCTGATCACCGGCGACGAGGCCCCACACGCCCCTTACCTTGCAGTTTCGGCCGAGCCCTGGCCGGGGACCGTCGCGGTTTACCGCTCGGACAACGACGAGGACTACGCGCTGGGCGAGATCATCGCGGAGCGCGCGGTGATCGGGTTTACCGAGACCGCCCTGCCGCGCGCGTCCGCGGGGCTGTGGGACGAGGGGCCGGCCTTGCAGGTCAAGCTGATTTCGGGGGCGCTGGAATCCCGCACGCGGGATGCGGTTCTGAACGGGGCCAACCTGGCCGCGATCGGGGACGGGACGCCCGGAAACTGGGAGCTGTTCCAGTTTAGCGTGGCCGATCTGGTGGCGCCGGAGGTCTACGCCCTTTCCGGACGTTTGCGCGGACAGCTGGGAAGCGACGCGCTGATGCCCGATGTCTGGCCTGCGGGCTCGATGTTCGTTCTGCTGGATGCGCGGGTCGTCCAGACCGGCCTGACGCGATCGGAGCGCCGGGTGGCCAAGCATTATCGCATCGGTCCGGCAAGGCGTGGTTATGACGACCCGTCCTATACCCATTTGATCGAGGCATTCGATGGCAACGGCTTGCGACCGTATTCCCCGGTGCATCTGACGGCCAAGACGGATGCGAGCGGGACCGTGTTTTCCTGGGTCCGGCGCACGCGGATTGACGGGGACGGCTGGGGCGGTCTGGACGTTCCGCTGGGCGAGGAAAGCGAGACCTACCTTCTGCGCGTCCGGCAGGGCGGCAGCATCCTCCGCGAGGTGGCGCTGGCCGCGCCGAATTGGACATATGCGGCCAGCGCGCAGGCAGCGGACGGGATCGTCGGGGCCTACGAGGTCGAAGTGGCGCAGGTTTCGGCGGCCTACGGGCCGGGGCCGTTTGCCTCCGTCGCGGTCGGGTAA